ATCATTAGAAGATGGGGTATGTGTACCATAAGCCCTAGATGTAGTATGTGCAGTATTCTTATATGCTTGTAATGTAAAATGTATAGTTTCATGAAATCCATATCTAGGGTGTAAATATGTTGTTAATTCATCATCAGCATTTGTCATAGGATTATTAGATAATTGAACCATAGCATCATTCCCTGAAGTATTCGCCTTCAAAATCTCAGTTGCATCATTCCTTGCTTGAGCTGCAGCCCTACCATGCATATAATGAGGACACCAAGAATCGATTGGCTTCATTCCTCCTGTGACTCCATCGAAAGAGCCTGTATCATTATCTGATGGTTGAGAAGTTGGTGCATTAGATGTATACACTCTTCCACTATCTTGATCCAATATCAATCCAGCATCAACAAACATACTCCTTGGAGTTACAGCTTTATTTCTAAAAGTAATAGAACTTACTTGACCTGAAGTTGTATTTCCATGAAAACTATAATTTACATCTGCGGTTGGTGTAACATCTCCTTTTAATATAACTTTATTATTTCCAAACATACCCCCAGCAACAATTTCAATATCATTACCCGCATTGAATGTACTTGCATTCAATCCACTTGCAAGCGCAGTTACATCACCATCTGTAGTACCAGAACCACCCGCAAGTCCTGAAGCAATTGTTCTTGTGAATTGTGTTCCACTGTTTATAGCAACCGAACCAGTAAAATCTCCAGCAGGAATTGGATTAGAACCATGAGTTCCACTTGCAAGTCCTGAACCAGAAACAGACACAGTAACAGTTCCAGAAGAACCTAATCCATGTGAACCAATGTATCTATAATCAATACTATGTGTTGCGGGAGTAGTTCCCGAAGCATGATGATAATAAACAACTTTTTGTATCGTATTAATAGTTCCTGTCTGACTCCGTAATAGACCTCCTGTTTTATCTATTCCATCGTATGTAATAATATTTAACCCACTTACAGGAGTTGCACTACAAGTTGCTGAGAAAACTTGTATCTTAAATTGAGTACTACTATCGACTGTATAAACATTCCATATTCCATTTACAGCACTATTACTAGCATCAGAAATAGTAACTTTATTATTACTATCTGTCAAAAGATGAGCTTGAGATGTTGTTATTGTAACTGTTCTATCCTGTCCTGTATTCCATACTGCTGTTCCTGTGACGGAAACTCTACCATTACCTCCACTAATTTCTGCTTCACTATCCATTATAACTTTAAAATGAACCGAACCATTATGTGGATTTCTAGGATTGGTCCCATTATTATATGTTCCACCTACAGTCCAATTTTCAGGAATTTTATTTGAAACTACCGCATTACCTACCTTGTTGCCCTCAGGACATGCAGGCGTAGCTGGAGTGCCAGGACCGCCTGGGGAACCCGCAAATGCATCCCCCACATAATACATATGCGGACTACTATTTGTTCCTGTATGCGCTCCCCATGACATATTAGTTTTACCTGTTCCACAACTAATGTCTGGACCACCGCCGGGATTAGGGCTAGTTGTTTGTCCCATAAAATATGTAGCATTTACAGGATGAGATGTTTGCATAGTAGATAGAGTATATGTGTATGAAGATTCTACATTAGTAAAATTAGTTCCTCCACATATTGGTGGACCAGATTGTTGTGGACTACCATCATTAGTAGTATAACTTTTTGGATACCCAGTTGCTCCTGTTCCAGCAAAATCAACCCATGTTTTAGTTCCTCCAGCAACACCAGCAGAAAACGGACACAATTCATAAACTCCACCATTCAAACTTATATTACCCTCACTATTATAGGTATAAGAATAATATGCAGGAACCGCTGGACTTGAAGAAGTAGCTTCAACAGCATCAACTAATGTTCTACTAATATCATTCATTGAAACCATATATTGACCAGATTTAGATGCATTCGCTTCGCCTGGAGCAAAGGTTCCTGTACTCCCAAATCTATCTGAAACGATATTCAAATCATTATTTAAATGGTGTGAATCTTCAGTAGATGCTGGAGCGGGGCTTCCGTCTACAATTATAGTACCTACTGGTTGTGACCATAACAATTGTGGTAGTGCCATATCTTATCCTCAATTCAACATCACTAAAGAACCTTTAACATTGGTCATAGCTGAAGACTCAAGTGTTGCTACACCTGTGGCTTTAGCTGTCAACATACCTGTAGCATTAATATCAATTTTTGGAGACTTAATTTCAATGCCTGTCAGGCCCATTTTTATTTGATTCACTCCAATCGCATCTCCAAATTCAATACCTGTAGTTGACATTTTAAACACCCAAGCACCAAAACCAGCTGTTATCTCAACCTCACCTTTCACACCCTGTTTTATCTCTGTAGATACACCAAAAGGCCCAGTTGAATTGATAATATCTCCAATATGAGTTGTATTCACAATATTACCCATAGCAACATCAGTCTGCCTTGAGTCTTTACCAAGCATTCCCATAATAGATTCTTTAACTCCACCTATTCCAGAAACAATATTAATTCCTAAACCAGAAGTTAAACCTATACCACCTCTAGACCCAACTTGATATGATCCCACACGATGAACGAATTTACCACCTGTCTTTTTAGTTTCGTTTCCAGTTACCTCTTCTGTATTTGTAGCATCCTTTTTCAATATTGAAACAGACTTACCTCTAATAGTAACATTACCCTCTGCAGCATCAAGAATAATATTTTCAGCATTAACTGATACAGTTGAAGTTGAAGCATTAAAACTCATATCACCAGAAGTATTAAAAGATAAACTTTTAGATTGTTGAAACCACCCACCTCTTGTAACTATATCTTTTTTACCCGCTATATTCTCATATTGGTTTCCCTTGACCGCTGTATAATCATTACTCAAAATTATATTAAAATTTTCATTAGCAACCTTCATAACTCTTTGACCCAAAGCCCCTATTTCTTCAAAGGTTCCAGCACGATGATAACGATGAAGTCTTTCTTTGCCTGGTGTGTCATCCATCTCAATTATATGACCAGATTCAGTTTGATGAACATGATTATATGGATATATTGCTCCATAAATTACTGAAGGGTCAGGTTCGTTCCAAGAATCAGTATCATTTTCTGCAACAGAAAAACCAGATCCAGAGGTTAGTTGATCTCTCCATTGAAGCTTCATTCCTATAATATCATCCCTAGAAAAATATCCTTTACCTTCAAGGTTTCCATACAATCCCCTTGCAGCTCTTGGGGTAGTTGGTTCACCTTCAAAATTTTTAATGTCTGGATACCTCTCTCTAGTTCCTTGTTCTTCTAATAAAATTTTATATGTTGTAGAACTAGCACTGTCATTGGAAATAGATACATTATCACTCAGAAAATTATAGGTGACATTATTTGAAGTTGGTAACGATTCTCCTTGTCCATAGTGTGTGATAATATCTGGTTTCCTTGGAACTCTTGCACCCTTATCATCAACATCGTATTTCAAAAGTCTTTTTGAAAGGGCTTTAAATGGATGGTCATCTGTTGGTGGTTCTGTTAATCTTGGATCTGAAAATCCTATGGCAGTAGTATCTGGTGCATCTGGAATTCCACCAAGTGTACCAAAGAAAACTGGTTCTTGTGCATTTTCTCCATCTCTAAAAAATCCAACAACCCAAGAACCTTCAACTGGACCAGTAGGACTTATACCAACCCCTGTTTGTGCAGCTGAAGTGATTGGTTGTATTGGATATGCCCAAGGAAGAGAATTTGTAGGCATATCTGTCAAATCCTCAGTATGAAAACCAAGAATTCTAACTCTACATCTACCCAGATAAAGTGGATCATGGCGGTCTTCTACAACCCCCTGCCACCAAATAAATCCATTTTTGCCCATAAAATTATTCATTAATTACTCTTCCCTATAGCAGTAGTACCATCTGGTGAAAATACAGTAGTATTATTTTTAGTAAAAGTTGGAGTTATTTGACTTCTATATCCATCTTTTATAGCTTCAACATGCATAGTATATTCTTTATTTGTAATTCTGTGACGAAGGGCGGTAATCAAAAATTTTCCACTAAAATACTTATGTGATTCTTGAATCCCCTGTCCTCCTTCTGCAAATTTTGGATTTTCTGAAGGGAAATTGAACCAAATTAAATCTCCCACTTCTCTTGCAGAATCGCCTGGGGCATCAAAATTAATCTTAACAGTATCCCTTTGTCTCTTTTGAGATATTCCTTGAGCTAACCATTCTTCAACTCTTTTTTCCATTTCTATAGGATTCTCTGAAGGAGCCTTACCATGAACATTTTTTGCTTGAAAATCTGCACCAGCTTCTACTTCCCCATCCTCAGTGCGATATGTTACAGATCTAATACCTTCCGCGAACTTTGTGGAAATCCCCGAATTAGTAGGAAACAAAGAAATATGTGATTCTGGTCTACCTAACATATCTGCAGCATTTGAACATTGTTTGCCTGGATCAGATCTTATAAATGTATCAACTATAGTATCTTCATCATCAGCTGGTTTATCTGGATTTGGGGTTTGTACAGTAGATTGAGTATCTTGATCTAACAACGATACCACATCTTCTGGCTGTATATAATGAAAATCTTGTTTATTCCATTTCATTCTTACTATGTCATGAGTAATTACTCTGTTTGCATACATACCTAATCCTAAATTCAAAACAGTATCAAATGTATGAACTAGACTATAACTATTAACGGAATACATCTTTTCTAAAGTACTTTGATCTTTAACATTTGCTGGAGAATAACTATAAACCGCTACATAAGATTTACCCTGAGTGCCAGGTGCTCCTGTTATTGGGACAAATGGGGGTTCACCAAGAGTTCCATCACTAAATACTGGAATATAAGGCATTTTTTTAGTTGCTGCCTCAACCATAGTTGGTGCTTGATTATAAATTTCACATTTTGTAGGAAATTGTTGGGTTTCTGTGTATCCTCTAAACCCTCCCATCATCAGAGTTTCTATTGAAATAAACCTAAAACCCTTCAAAGTCTCATAGAAAACAAAATTAGCTCCACCAGAATACCTATTTGATGAAATAGCCCTAGAAGCTAAAAAAGTCAAGGCCTTAAAAGGAGTCCAATTTGGAATCGATGCTGAATATACTCCTTTGGTTGGTTCTACCAAAAACTCTTTTCTTGTTTTTTTATGTCTTATTGGAGTCTTTTTACCATGAAATGCATCAACATAAATATCCCTTGCCATATCGGCTATAGTATACGTTTTATCTTCTGCAGGACTATTTGGCTTATAATTTGCTTGTATTTCATTCGCAGGATAATTCTTCTGAACTCTTATCATCATATTTGATATTTGTGTATCAGAAACAAAATGAAATTTCAATAAACGAAAATTATCATTAGCCTTTTGAGGTGGATCAATCTTAAAGATTCTAAATGTGGTTTTGATGATTGAGGGTAATTGATCGGGTGAGACATCAGCTCTTGATTGGCCTGGATTTCCAATGGGTGCTAATTTACCACCAGCTGTTTGTAAATGAACTTCTAAAAATTCTTCACCGACCATTGGAACATATTCCACCAACCCAACACCATCCATTACAGAAATATCACCAGAAACAAAAGGACTGTTTATGTTTTCATAAAAATTAATTTCACTCCAAGCAGAATCCTGAGCCTGTAAGTCTATAGGTTTATCAAGACCTCTTACTGGTGAAAGAAGTCTTAATTTGGTGATTTTATAATCACCAACTGACATTCCTGGCTTTTTAGGATCGAAAGCAGATTTAGTATCTTTCTCCTTCAGTGTACCAGCTGTGCCTTCTTCTCCATAAGGCGATGCATTATCCAGCTCTGCCATTATCTGAATAATCCTCTAAATTCGTCTGTAATTCCACTTATAAATTGTGGGTCTATAAGTTTAATAGTTCTTCTGGATTCATTTAAATCGTCTTCATATTCCCAAGTATATTTTATTTTTTTAACATCATCATCTAATGTACGATAAGTGGAATAATCAATTTCATAAGTAACTTCTTCTATCGCATCTGAGGTTCCTGTAGCCTCAGCTCTTGCTCTGATTATTTGTTCATAATGATGAACTGTTGTTTTAGCAATTTCCACAGAACCATATTTACTTTTTATATAGCTTAAAAATTGATTTACATCAAGAGGCCATTCCCAATATGGATCTAACATTTTATTTGCATAAAAAATAGTCCAAGTATATGAAACATCTCCGTATACTTGATAAGAAACAATCTCTGGCCTCGTTTCTGGTGGAATATGATAAGGATAATATACAATAATATCTCTATCTACTGCATCTCTAACTTTCTGTTTAACCATGAGATTCACTACTACAGTATAATCTGGGTCTATGAGATTGGTCCCATTAATATCATATTGTATTCTTGGAAAATTTGTGAAATATTCTGACATTAGAAGCCTTCTGCTATAGATTCTTTGGTCATAATAACTGTTTCTTTAAATTGTAAAGACAGAGTTGTAGTTTGTGGTTGACCATTATCAGCAAAAAATGCAGCTGATCCTTGAGTGGTATAATCAACAGAACAACTCTCAAGAAAACAATTGCCAATCTTAAATAATGGTTTGATAGATTCTGGTTTTGATCCCTTTCCTGTCATTCCAGATTCCCTATTATTAACCCTTAACTCAATTTCAAATTCTTCTGGATAAGTTAAGGATTGAGAAGTTAATAAAGTTTTAGGTTTAGCATTTGCACTATTAGATCTATTTGGGTCAGATCCAGAAAGGCCTGGGTGCATGTGATATTTAAACATATATACAATCTTGGCCACTTCTTCTGCCTCTCTAGCACTTCTGGGCATCATAGTAAAATTATAGGTAAATACACGAAACCCAGATGGACCTTGATATACAACTGCTTTATGTGGATTTAAAATGTTTCCAGAAGCTTTTTCCAAAGCTTGTACTGCACTAGCCCCTCCCAATGCAGATGATGCAACCTTTTGTCTAGTAGATTGTAACAAAGCTTGTTTAGTCGCCTGACCAATATCACCAGAAATTGCTATTCCAGCTCCAGCTTTTATAGCATCAAATGCGGTATCAAGATACCCTTGTCCGGCTTTTTGAGTAAATAGGTCATTCAATTGGTTTTTTGTTGCTGCATCAGATCTCATAATAGCTGCACCTACAGCACCTAAATCTACATCGCCATAACCTTGAGAATAAGTGGTTTTCAATGCATCTGCGGGCATATACATGAAAATGGTAGACTTTATTTTATTATTTTCCTTAATATTAAACTTTATCCTATGAGAATATTCTGGATTACCAGCCAAATCTAATGGATAAGTATACATTGAGCCTGCTGAGCCTGGGTGATGATCTCTCATTGAAAATTCTCCTTTGTTATACTACTACACTACATATTTATACTATGAGTTACAAAGGACCATTCAAACCAAAAAATATATCGAAATATAAAGGAGATCCTAGTAAAATTATTTACAGATCTCTTTGGGAACTCCGATTTATGCGTTATCTTGACACTACACCATCTGTACTGAAATGGTCAAGTGAAGAAGTAGTCATACCATATCGTTCACCCATAGATGGTCGCAGACACCGATATTTCCCAGATTTTTGGATAAGAGTCAAAACCAAAGATGGAACTATCAAAGAAAGTCTCATAGAAATCAAACCCAAGGCACAATGTTCTCCACCAAAAGGTCCACCAAAAGACAATCGAAAAAGGAGAAGATATATACGAGAAGTAAAAACTTGGGGAGTCAATGAAGCCAAATGGAAAGCTGCATTAGCTTTTTGTAAAGACAGGAAGTGGAGTTGGAAGATATTAACAGAGGATGATCTGACTAAATATTAATATGGCAGAGTTACGAGAAGGGCTATTAGACAAGCTCAAGACAGCAATAAAAACAAGTAAGGCGGGAGCGAAGGCTAGAGCTGCGGGAGATTGGTTTAGGGAAAAAATAAACCAAGCATCAGCGAGTGCCCGTATGAGAACAGTAACCCCCAATCAATTATTAAAAAGACAACCCGATTCCAATGTTATACTTGGAAATATGTTCTTTTACAAATATGATCCAAAATGGGCTAAGAAATTACCATATTGGGATATGTATCCTCTGGTATTTCCATTTGAAAAAGCTCCTGGCGGATTTTATGGTATAAATTTACACTATATTCCTCCAAAGGATAGAGCGATATTGATGGATCAATTGAATGAATATGCTAACAATAAGAAATATGATGAAACCACTAGATTGAGTTTGACTTATGATATTTTAAAGGGGTTTGGTAGAGCCCGACCTTGTGTAAAACGATATTTAGGAAGTCACGTTGTTTCTAATACTGTAAGAATAGATGCTGACGAATGGGAAGTTGCAATATTTCTACCAGTTGAAAGATTTCAAAAAGAATCCAAATCGGTTGTTTGGAAAGATAGTAGGAGATTTTACTAATGAATTTTAGCAGTACTGGTTTAAGAAGTATTTTAGATAAACATGGTGGATTTTCCAGAGGCCACAAATTTAAAGTTACTTTTTCAAATCCCCCAATAACTTCAAATAATTTAAAAAATTTACAATTACTATGTGAAACTACATCATTTCCTACAAGAAGTGCGGCGACAAGTGAACATCAAATATATGGACCAGTTTATCAGATTCCATATAGATTCACCTATACTGAAATGTCTATGAATTTTATGCTAACAGAAGACTTTTTCGTTAAGGATTTCTTTGATCAGTGGCAAGAAAAAATAGTAGACTCTACCACAGGAGATCTTGGATATTATGAAGAATATGTGTCTGATATTGTTGTTTCAAAATATTCTGCTAATGATACAGATATGGGAACAAAGGGAGATTATCAAATTACTATGATGGAAGCATTTCCAAGTATAATTGGAGAAGTACAATTTGGACACTCATTGGGGAATGAAGTACAAAGGTTACCTGTAACATTCCTATTTAAAAAATGGCAAGTGGGGGCCTAAAATTAATAATTAGACAAGGAGAATATAATGGCTTTACCTGTATTGAATACAGCTCAATATGACTTGAAATTACCCTCAAGTGGAAAAAATGTAAAGTATAGACCTTTCTTAGTCAAAGAAGAAAAGATCCTTCTAATGGCTTTGGAAGGTGGAAAAGAAGAAGATATGACGAGGGCAATACACCAAATCATATCTCAATGTTTGATAGACGATATAAATGTAAAGGAATTACCACTATTTGACATTGAATATATCTTTCTTCAACTAAGAGCACAATCTATTGGAGATATTGTTGATATAAGATTTGAACCAGAGTGTTTTGAAGAATGTAAGGAAATAGCAGTAGTTCCATTAGACTTAAATGATGTAAAGGTACACAAACCAAAAAATCATAAAGATCTAATTGATTTGACGGATAGTGTAAAAATTAAAATGAAATATCCCAAAATGACTACCATTACTAGTGCTAGTCAAGGTGAAACTGAAATAGAACAAATGTTAAATGTCATGACAGATTCTATTGAATATATTTTGAGTGATGGAGATATGTTATATCCAAAAGATCATACAGAAAAGGAGATGGAAGACTTTATTAATTCTCTCTCTTCAAAACAATTCAAAGAAATAAAGAATTTCTTTGATAGTGTACCAGTAATGAGACATACCATAGAGTGGGAATGTCCAAAATGTAAGAAAAAGGAACAACAAGTCTTACAAGGCCTTGGATCTTTTTTCGGATAGGCCTAAGTCATAACTCACTTGAAGCTTTTTATTTGATGAATTTTGCAATGATACAACATCATCATTGGAGTTTGGCAGAACTGGAAGATATGGTGCCTTTCGAGAGACAAATATATATGGATCTTTTAAAACAATGGATCGAAGAAGAAAATGAAAGAATTAAAAATCAACAAAAGTAAAATGCTAAGTTTTAAAGAATATATATTAGAAAATGGTGGAGGCGGAGCCAAGAGTACAAGTATGCCTGGATTAAAAATGCCCAATAAAGGGATAAAGAAACAGGTCATCGATACTGTTAAAAAGAAAAAAATACTCCATTTAGATAAAACATCAAAAGGACCACAATAAAATGGCCACTATAGCAGAAACTACCCAAAAGATTACTGAAGAGAATCTTAAAGAGACACAAGATGTAGCAAGTAACACTGAAACTCTTGTTAATCTTGCAAAAGAAGAGAAGGCTGAAAGAGATAAAAATAAGATCCTTCAACTTGAAGCTAATCGTGAAGCGAGAGGATTGAAAAAGTTGATGCAGGACTTATTGAATTCGATAAAGTCTGGTTTCGATTCATTGAAGGAAAGTCTCACCAATTTACTCTCCTTGGATGAAAGTGGTGGGGGTATTGGTCTGGGACTTGCTGCATTATTAGCTGGAATTGGATTGGGTTTAGAAGTGCCTGGAATTTTTAATACAAAACTTCTCAATAAGGCTATAGATAATTTTAAATTAAATTTGAAAGGATTTAAGACCAAGCTAACCAACTTCTTCAAGTTCGATCTGCCAAAAATGCCAGATCCACCTAAAATTCCAGATCTTCCCAGATGGCCCGAGCTTCCTAAACTGCCGGACTTACCTAAGTTACCAGACGCACCAAGGTATCTACCAGAGAATATGCCCAAATGGCCTGATCTACCTAAACTGCCGGACTTACCGAAACTGCCAGATCCGCCTAAACTAACATTTCTTGATACATTCAAAAATAATTTTGCAACTTTCTTTGATATTGCTGGTGAGATTCCAAAAGTACCAGCTAAAGTAAGTATGGTAGAGGATGCAGCAAAATTAACTACGACTTTTGATGAATGGAAAGTTAAAGCTAAAAACTTTATCAACATTGCTGATGATTTGCCCAAAGTTCCACCACCTCCTTCATTTATAGATGAGGCTGCAGGAGTTAAGGTAAAAATTGTAAACTATAAGAGTGGAGCTCGTTTAGTTTATACAAATATGGCAGATTCATTCCTAAAGAACGATGAAGCAATTAGACTATTAGCTGACTCTGCAGATGCTACTGTGGATGCTACAAAAGTAACTACAGAAGCTACAGGATTCATCCAAAAAACAAAAGATGGTATTATGAAAGGTGTGACTACTATTTCCGAAGGCGCGGCAAAAGTCACTACCAAATTAGATGAAGCTGCTAAAGCGGGCGACCTAGTAGCTAAGGTAACCAAATTTAGTTTAGGAATGACCACGAAAGTTATTGGAAGAACTCTTTCTGTTGCGGGTAATCCTGTCTTTGATGCTATTGCAATGGGTAAAGATATATTTGACATCGGTAAAGCTAAATGGGATGATGATGTAAGA